GCGGACCCTTGGCGCCGGTCGCGCCGGTTGCTCCTGTGGCCCCCGTGTCTCCCTTCGGGCCTACTGCTCCCGCAGCACCCGCCGCTCCTGTCGCTCCCACCTGTCCAGGAACGCCCTGGCTCCCTTGAGCGCCAGCCGGACCCATAGGGCCGGTCGCTCCATCCGCGCCTGCATCTCCAGCAGGGCCAGCCGGGCCTTGAAGCCCGCGATCGCCCTGAGGGCCTCGCGCGCCATCTGCGCCCGCTGCGCCGGCGTCACCCTTCGGACCAGCATCGCCCTTGGCTCCTACAGCACCCGCAGGCCCTGCCGGGCCAGTGGCTCCGGGATCCCCCTTCGGACCAGCCGCGCCGTTCGCGCCGGGGCTTCCCGCCGGGCCCGCTGGACCGGCGTCTCCGCGCGGGCCGGGGGCACCAGCAGGTCCAGCCACACCATCGACGCCGTCACGGCCAGGAGGCCCAGCCGGGCCGACAGGTCCAGGGCCACCGTCTGCGCCTCGAGCGCCTGCTGCGCCCACATCGCCAGCGGGGCCGGGCGCGCCGGGCTGTCCTGCGTCACCGGGGTCTCCCTTCGGACCGGGCGGACCGGCGGGACCTACGGGGCCCTGGACGCCCTTGAAGCTGTAGCCGATCGGCCGAGCATCGGCGGTACTGGCGATGCCGAGCGCGAGACACAGCGCGATTGAGAGCAGCGCACGCATCAGCCGCCGCTCACGCCGTAGTGCATCTCGGGCGTGCAGGTCGCGCCGGGCGCGCCCACGGTCATCGCCGAAATGAAGTTGGGCCGGCTCGTGCCCATCGTGGCCTCGGTCCGCGCGAGGTAGAGCACCCCAGTGTCCTCGGTGACGGCGTCGCCCGCGCTCATCGTGCCGAGCAGCCGGATGTCCACGTCGCAGGGGTTCACGATGCGGTAGGTGGTGGCTCCGACCGGGCGGTTGATCGGAAAGCTCTTGGGGGTCGGGCCGATGTCCTTCAGCCGTATCGGCGCCGAGTGCAGCCGGCGGAACGGCATGGTCATCGCCGGCAGCGGGTTGTCGACCGTGTAGCCGCCCGGCGGTCCCTTGTAGGGGATCTCCTGGGCCATCAGCAGCGGCACCAGCAGCGCAATGGTGACGGCTTTCCACGTCCTCATCTCGCACCTCTGCATCAGCCGGCGATCGCCGAATGGTCAGGAGTGGTTGGGGCTGACCCGGAAGCGGCCGGCCAGGGCCTTGAGCCCGTACTCGATCTCGCGCGAGACGGTCCCGGTGGCCTCGCGGTTCGCGTACCACTGCCCGACCAGCAGAAGGATCGACTGCTTCAGCGGCATCGGCACATCGGCCGCGCTCGCATGGCCCGCTGTGAAGGTGACGCGATAGGCCAGCGGATTGACGGGGGCTGCCGCGAGATCCGGCGCCGCGGCCGCCAGCCGGGCGATGACAGCGAAGTTGTTCTCGGTCGCGACCACAAAGGCGCCGGTCGGCTCGACCTCGTAGGAGCCGCCGGCGAGCCGCGCCACGCTGACAGAGTCAACGTCCTCAACCGGCCGCAACGGCACCTCGGCCGTCACTTGGATGCCGGGGAGGAACGCCTCAAAGGTCTCGGCGAGGAGGCAGTAGCCGTTCAGCCAGCCGTCCGGGCCGTGCAAGAAGTCGAAGCCGGTGACGATGAGGTCCGAGATCAGCTCGTCCTCACTCGCGTGCCGCACGCGCAGGTGCGCCTTCGCCTTCTCCAGCGTGACGACCTCGAGCTTCGCCTCAGGCGTCAGCGGATCGGAGATGCGACGCACGTCCACGTCGTCGCCTCACTTCGTCTCGTAGCCGCGGCGAGCGCCGGGCACGGCCATCTTGTCCGAGAGCGGACGCGCGAGCTTCTTCGGACGCTGGCGATCGGCGCGGTAGCGCTCGACCTCCGCGTCCGAGGAGCGCGGCTGGCGCGGGGCGTCCGCGCCGTCCTTCTGATCGCCGGCCATCAGCGGGTGACGGTCTGCTGCGTGGTCAGGGCGTTCGGACCGGTGCCGGCCGCCGCGCGCCGGGCGAGTTCGTCCGAGATGATCTTGTCGGCCTGCTCCGCGTTCAGGCTGGCGTCGCTGCCGGCGATCTTCTTGGCGAGCGCGATGCGCTGGAGGTGGTGGTCGTCGTCCCAGGAAGCCGGAATCTCGATGGCGGCCTTGCGCTCGGCGTCCGGGTCCACCTGGACCGTCTGCTGCTGCGCCGGCTGCGCGCTCAGCTTCTTGAGCGGCTCGGCCAGCCCGTCGTTGTACCAGCGGAGCGCCGTGCCGGGTTCGGCGCCGCGGATGTCGCCCTTCCGCTCGGTGATGGTCGGCACCAGGAACGACATCGGCACCAGCCCGGTGTCGGCGTTCTTGAGCTTCTCGAAATCCTCGACCGTGGCCACGTTCTTCGCCATGTCCGTCGTCCCTGTGATGCTGAGCTCTGCGATGACGTCGCCGCTGCGTGCCGCGCGCCAGCCGGAGCCAGCGCGCGGCTATGCGGACGCCGATCAGGCGACGGTGGAGGGCGAACCCGCGCGGACGTGGGTCAGCCGGACCGCGGCCTTGGGCTGGTCGAGGGTCACGTCGTGCTGCATCTCGCAGAGGATCGCGCTCATGTTCTGCTGCCAGAGCAGGACGAGCGTGCCGCCGTCGTCGATGGTCGCCTCGGTGGAGGTCTTCATGGTCATGCCCTCCTCCTCGGCGAAGAGCACGTGCCCGAAGTCTACGAGGCCCAGATCGCCCTCGTCGGTGTTGGCGCCGCCGTTCTCCGCGAACTGGTTCGAGACCAGGATGCGGATGCCCTTCCAGCGCGGGTTCACCGGATCGTCGACGCCCGGGTAGATCTGGTTGCCGTTCCCGTCGCGCATGTCGGCGAGGTACTGCTGGAAGCGGTAGCCCATCGTCCACCGCCAGGTGTCCGACCGGACGATGTTGGCGCCGGTGAGGGCCAGCATCATGCGCGAGGCGATCCGGTCGAGCTCGGCGTAGGTCGGGGCCCGGCTGTTGGCGAACAGACCCGCGGCCGAGCCGTCGATGACGGTGATCCCGTCCTGGTTGTAGATGCCGGTCGGCGTGGCCCCGGCGCCGGTGCCGAAGTACATCGCCGAGTCCATCTTCAGACCCATGACGCGCTGCAGGTCGGTCCGGACGTAGTCCTCAAGCCGGCCGATGGTCCACTTGGCCGCCTCGTTCGTCATGTAGACGATGCCGGCGAGCTTGTGGCTCCGCATGTCGATGTCGTCGAAGGTCGGCGCGCCGACGGGCTTCTTCGCGCCCTCGCCGACGTAGGCCGCGGTCGCCGAGCCGACGCCGCGGGCCTGCCGGTACGTGCCGCCGATGAGCTGCACGCGGCGCGGGTTGCCCTGGAGGAAGGTGGCGGCCGGATAGAGGATCGGGATGATCTCGTCGGCCACCGGCTGCGGCAGCAGCACGCCTCCGCTGACGCCCGAGGCGAGGCCGGCCTTGAAGCGCTGCTCGCGCGCCTTGGCGTCGAGCTCCTTGAGCACCTCGCCGTAGCCTTCCTGCTTCAGCAGGTCGACCGGGCTGATGCGCTCGCCGGAGCCGCTCTCCTGCGACTGCTTGTTCAGGATGGCGGCCTTGGCCTGGGCGGCGACCGGCAGGAGCGCCTTCTGGTAATCCTTCACCGTCTTGGCGGGGGACGCATAGGGACGGCGCTCGCCACCCTCAGCGCCCTCGCCGCCGGCCGGATCGTTGGCGCCCTTGGATGCCGCCGCCTCGATCGCCTGCTCGCGCTCGGCCAGCTTGATCTGCTCCAGGGTGTCCTCGCAGGACTTCAGGCCGTCGGTGTAGGCGGTCCGGTCCTCGGTGGAGGCGTTCTCGGCGAAGGCCTTGGCCTTCAGGTCCACGAGGCGCGCGCGGCCGTCCTTCAGGCGCTGGCGCAGGGTCTTCAGGTCCATGTCATTCTCCCACGACTCGAAAGACCGCGCACCGCACCAGCGCCGGCCTATTGGTGATGCGCCCCGAAGGGCTCCGGTTGGAGGTGCGGCCGGTCAGGCGGCGCTGTGGAGCGCCATCTCCTCGTCGAGGGCGGCCTCGCGGGCCGACGCCTCGAGCAGTGCGTGCCGCGCTTCGAGCGCGGGGATGTCCTTGGCAAACTGATCGCGGAGCTTCTGCTCCGGGGTCGGCTCGGGAGCGGGCTTCTTGCCGTCCTCGGCCGGCTTCGGGTCAGCCTCGCCCGTCTTGCTCTTCAGGCCGAGGGCCAGCAGGACCCGATCCACGACGCCGGGCTCCTTCTCGATCGCCTCGGCGAAGCGCTCGGCCTCGCTGGGCTCGATCGGCGCCAGGACCGGTGCGCCGCCCTCGCCCGCCTTCACCTCGAACGTCTTGCCGCCGAACACCACGGTGCTTTTGGCCGGCCGAGAGTCACGGTGCGCGTCCTCGAACGCCTTGCGGGGCACGATCAGGCCGTCTTTCAGGTCCCAGCAGTCGAGCACCTGCTCGATCATCTCGCGGGACAGCGTGTCGCCCTCGGCTGCGGCCTTGGCCAGCGCGGCAGGGTTGGCCGGGATCGAGCACGGGGAGCACTCGTACAGCTCGGCCTCGTGGATCATGTAGCCCGGGTAGAAGTAGGAATCCCGCTGATCCTCGGGCACCTCGCGGCGCTCAATGGTCTTCGGCATAAAGCCGATCGAGCAGGCCCGGATCGACCCGGCCTCGAGGTGGAGCGCCAGCCGGTCGGCCTGCGGCTCGCCCTTCGTCAGGTTCAGCGTGCCATCGGTGCGCTTCGGGCGCCCGGTGAGCGTCTTCTGGATGTCCGACCACTGGCCGACCGGCATGTCGCGCGCCTGATGCCCCCACGGGGCAACCGGGTTCTTCTCGAACTGCGCGGTGTCGAGGCCGGCCTGAACCACGATGTCCCGGTCCCGGTCCTCGATCTCGGCCGACATGACGAAGCGGATGGTGCCCGCGTCCTTGTCGAACTTGGCCTTCTCGACCATGGCGGCCGGGAGCGCCTTGAGCACCAGCCCGTCGTCGCGGGCGAAGTGCTTGCGCTCCACGCCGCCGTAGCCACGCGAGCCGAGATATTCGTCGATCGAGACGCGCTTCGAGGCCATCAGGCTGCTCCTGCGGTGTGGACGAGCCGCGGGCCCGCCTTGCCAGCGTTGTTGTCCGGGCTCTCGCCTTCACCGGCGCCTGGCTGTGTCGGGTTCTGACCGGTCGCCGCATGGACGACCTCGCCGTTGGCGTCGATCAGGCTCATGTTGACCGGCACCGTGCGCTGGTCGCCGCCCTTCTTCAGCGGGTTCAGCCGGAACGGCATGACCTCGCGGCCTTCGTCGAAGGTCATGAGGCCGGAGCTCATGCCGGCCTTGACCAGCTTCTCCAGAGTGTCCGGATCGTTCGACATCAGGGCCGAGCGGTCGAACTGGAGGCTGTAGATCGGCCACTGCTCTTCCGGCAGCGAGTGATTCCGGAACTTCGTCTCGATGTTGACCGCCAGCGGCATGAGGCAGTCATTCACGTACTGCCGGTTCATCGCCGACATGTTGTTGTAGGCCACGGCCTCCAGCGCGTAGATCCGGTGCGGCGGCACATCCATGAGGCCACAGATCCGCATGACAGCCTGCGTGAAGCTGTCCTTGCTCTGGGCGTCGACCGAGTTGATCGCGACCGGCTTCGCTGTGAGCCCGGCCTCCAGAAGGATCGCCTCGCCGCTGCTGGTCGCCCGGCGGGCCGCCTCGCGGAGTTGATCCTTCAGCCGGCGGAAGGCGGCCTCACCCTGCTCGGTGGTGGCGAAGCCCTCCTTCGTCTCGAACACCAGCGGCTGCTTGCCGTCGTTGCCGAACAGCTTGGTCTGATAGCGGCCGATCGCGGACAGCAGGTCGAGGTTCGGGCCGCCCAGCGCGAGGTTAGACAGGCCGTTGACACCGTCGAGGAGCCGCCCGCGCAGGTGGATCATCTCGTGCTCGGGCACGATCAGGTAGGTGTCGCCGAGGGCGGCCCGCTCGTATTCGGTCGCGGCCACGATCTCGTAGAAGATGTTGCCCCTGTCGCTGACGCGCATGCGGGCCCGGCCAGGCATGATCGGGATGTACTCCTCGATCGTGTCCTCGCGGTCGCGCGGCGTGTACACGTAGGCGTTCTGCGCCACCTCCAAGTGGAGCACGACCATCCGCCAGAACTCCGGCCACGTCATCGCCGTGCCGTTCGGCTTCGTCATCAGGTGGTAGGCGAGCTCGCCCTTGCGCGGCTCGATCATCTGCCAGCCGCGGCCGTTGCGGCGCCACTGGAGCATCTCGGCCTTGGAGATGTCCCGGGCCTTCACGTCCGCGCACTGGATCAGCAGCGCGAGACCGATGGCGCTGCCCTGGTAGTAGCCCCGGCCGACGCCGAGAAAGCCGAGATCGTCCCAGCCGCGATCGTACATCTCGCGGGTGATGGCCTCGCGCGGGTCCTGCGCCGGGCCGGAGTAGACGAGCTGCCCCGCCTCATCCGACTTGGCGAGGCCCGCCCACATCTCGGCTTCGGTCATCGCCATCAGGAGAATCCGATCAGGCCGCGGTTCATGTAGATTGAGGGCTTCTCGACCTTGATCCCGGCCGCGATGTTGCCGGCATCCGCCTGGAGGCGGGCGGCGTCCGCGGAGATCAGGGCGTCCATGCCGTCGATCGACTGCTTCGAGCCGCGCTGCTCCTTCTTGGGCAGCACGTTGTCGTTGGCGTCCCGGTGACCGACCACGTTGCCGGCCATCCACGATGAGATCGGATTCCCGTCGTGCTGGAAGCGGCTCGGCTCCGCGTGGCGGGGCATGATGTCGTCGGTCGCGTAGGTGATGTGCCGGGCGACCTTCGGGACGATGTAGGCGGTGTAGCCCTCGGCCTCGACCTCACCCATGAGGTAATCGGCCTGGTGCTGGTCGAAGGCGAAGCCGGCCACGTTGTGCCCGCGGATCATGCCGAGCACGTCGTTCCGGATCGTCGGGTGGTGGACGTGGCTGCCCTTCGTCAGGGTCAGGTAGCCGGCATCGGCCCACGCCTGGAATTGGTCCGCGTACCGATCATCCTGGAACCGCTGCGATCGTTCCGGAAGCCAGGACCGGAACACCGCATAGAGGACGTCCTCCACGCAGATCAGGAAGCAGGCCGCGTTCAGATCCGAGTGGCTCGCGAGGTCCACACCCACGAACATCGGGAAGCCCTTCAGGGCGTCCAGCGTAAGCTTGCGGTCCCCGCAGGCGTCCCATTGCTCGACCGAGAAGAGGTTGCCGGCGGCTCGGCTCCAGATATTGAACCGAGTGCGCTTGTACTCCTGGAGCTTCGCCTCGCTCTTCCGGGCCTCGCGCTCCTCGGTCTCCAGGGAGGTCGGGTTCAGCGAGATCCCGTAGAGCGGGTTCAGCTTCTCGACCACGCCCGGGTCGAAGCGATTGTCCTCGTCGCCCGGGTCGGCCGCGTACATCGCGACGAAGACACGATCCGCGCGCAGCTTGCCCTCCAGCACCTGCTGGTCCGACTTCCAGCCATCGTATGCCGGGCCCGAGGCGTTGCGCCCCGCCGTCGAGATGCCCAGCCACAGCGGCTGCTGCCGGGCGCCCTGCGCGCTCTTCAGCACGCCGATGACGTCCTGGTTCTGCGCGTGGACCTCCTCGGCAAGCACGACGTGCGGGTTGAGGCCGTCGAGGTTCGGCGCGCGGCCCGCGAGGAGCTTCAGCTCGGCGCCGGTGCGCCGGAACTTGATCGTCTCCGTCGTGTCCTTGGCCATCAGCCAGGACCGAAGCTCCTGCTCCTTCTCCAGCGTCTGCCGGATGGCGAGGTACGGGATATCGGCCTGCTTCTCAGAGCCCGCCGCGACGCAGCCCTCGGCGCCCGGCTCACCCTCGTAGTTCAGGCAGTACAGGACGATCCCGACCGAGAGCGCCGTCTTGGCGTTCTTCCGCGGAACCCAGAAAGCCACCTCTCGAACCCAGCGCCGACCGGTGTCACGCTCGCGGAATCCGAAGATCGCCGCCAGCCACCAGCACTGCACCGGCTCCAGGATGATCGTCCCGGCGAACCCCTTGATGTGCGGCAGCGTCTCAATGAAGGCGCAGGCGTCGTTCGCCCGGTCCGCGTCGAAGATGAACTCGCTGCGGGGCTTCTTGGCCTCCTGCAGCATGTGGAGGAAGCGGTGGCAGCCGAGCCGTTCCCAGCGGCAGGCCACCACCGCGCCCTGTACGACGGCCTGGGCGTACCATTCGGCCATGCCGACGTAGTCAGGGATCAGATCGCCCTTCAGGTCGACCTGGGCAAAGCGATGGTCAGCGACCTCCCGAGAAACCGAAGCGCGCGTACCGGTTGACGGGCGCTTCCTTCGGCGCGGAGATCGGCTTGTCGAGGTCATCGAGAGCCAGCCGTTTCTGTGCCGCGAGCAGCCCCGTGAACCACGATGCCCGGGGCGTCAGGCCCTCGGTCTCGATCCGCTCGATCTGGTCGAGCAGCCCCGCGTAGGTCGACAGCGTCATGTGCATGTCGATCGAGAGCCGGCCGGCATTCCAGATTAGCCGAGCGAGCTCGTCGTAGGTGCGCTTCGCCTTCTCGGTCTTCAGCGCGGCGCGACAGGGCGGCAGCTCCCGAAAGCCCGGGTGCGCGACCACCTTCGCATCGCCCTGCCCTACCTGTGCGAGACTGGCCTTGGACATGACATCAGGAGCCGTCGTCGTTCTCTCGGCTGGCCACGTCGGGATGGCCGGGCGAGCCCTTGCCGATCCGCGGGACGCCGGTGGGGCCGCGATCCGCGCCCATGGCCTCGGTCAGGATCCGCTGGCTGTGCTCCTGGAGCGTCACGCACTCACGCAACCGGGCGATGATGTCCCTGTTGTTGCGGTGGACGTCCTTGGCCACGTTCCGCGGATCGTCGGCGATCTTGGCGCATTTCGCCTCGATCTCCCCGATCATGTCGCGCAGGTGCTCCTCGAGCTTCGCGCCACCCGGGTTCTCGGCCGACATCAGGATCGCCATGGCTGAAATCCTTATCCACAGAGCCGCAGCCCTGAATTGACTCGTCTCAGCACTAGAACGAAAAAAGAACATCTGCCGCTGGAGATCCAGCATGCCCGACGCCCGCCGCGACCCATTTGCCGGCTGCCCCGAGACGACGCAGTTCATGCTCCTGCTGCCGTCGACCATCCTCGACGACGATAATCGGCGGTCAGATCTCGTCGAACGCCTCGAAGCGGCCTTTCCCGGATCGACTTTCTCCGCCGCGCCCTGCGAGCGCCTCGCGAAGCCCGGCGGTGGGACGCTCCTGATCGACGAGCCGATCGCGATCCCCCTCATGGGCAGCGTCGGCGCCGAGGATCGTCACTCGCCGATGTACCGCCGCCCCTCTCCCGACCGCATGGCGGAAATCAACGCGGCGTTGCTCGCCTTCATCAACGGATCGGCGAGCCTGAATTAAACCTTGCTGGTCGGGCGCTCGGGTCGTCGCACCACAGCGGCAACTGATCGAGCTGCCCGATCTGGCGCGCGTGGATCTCCATCGAGCCCTTCAGGCCGTGATGCCGGATGCAGAGGCCCCACCAGTTCGCCGGATCGAACATCGCCCCACCGTCGGCGATCGGAATCTTGTGATCGACCACCTTCGCGAATTCGAGGCGCCCTTCCTGGTCGCACCAGATGCAGAAAGGGTGCTTCCGACGATGCTGCTCCGAAGCTCGGTCCCACCGACTGCTGTAGCCGCGTTCGCGAGGCGAAGTGCGGGGCTTCTGGACTACCAGCGCCCGCGGCGGCCGTCGGCCCGGGAGAACCTTCGGCATCGCTGCCCGCGGACGCAATTCGGGATGTGGCGAAACACATGCCCCCAACCGTGCGGTATGGCAACCGGAAATTTGCGAGTCATATCAATGTGTTGGTTTAGCATTTCGGGCCAAGGGATTCCTCGGACTCGCTAAACCATCATTGATTGCGTCAATCGGTCATGCCGCATTGATAGATGGCATCAATCGGAGGAGACGAATGCGAGGGCTGACCAACGGGCAATGCCGCGCTCTGACTTTCATCAGGCGGCGGGTCGAGGCGCAGGAGGAATCACCCACGTTGCAGGAGATCGCCGACCACATGGGCGTGAAGGCCAGATCAGCCGCGCACCGAGCGGTGGAGGGGCTGATCGAGGCCGGCTACGTGATCAGGTCGGGGCGCGGCCGCCTTTGTTTGACGATTCCCGGAGATGCTCCTGCGCTCGCCATCGTCGATCGGAAAGTCGAGCGGGTCGTGAAGCACACCGTGGCGCTCGACGCGATGTCGGCGCACCCGCCGGCGGACAAGGCGAAGCTCCTCAGCACCAGGAAGAAGCGCACCTACGTGGTGGAATTGGAGAAGGACCTGCACACGCGGCTGCGGAAGATTGCCCGGGACGCCGAAGCGCCACCGGAGCGGATCATCGCAATGGCGCTCCGCGACTTCATCATGGAGCGGAATGCTGGCTGATTAAGGGGTAGGCAGGGGGCCCTGACCAATCAATGCGACGATGCGCGCTTGCAGCTGTGCCCTTAGATCAACAGCGTCAGTCCAAAGAATATGAGGGTACTGTCTTGTGTCGAAGTGCAGGCCATTGATCTGGTTGGCACGTATAGTCCAGATTACTGGGATGCCAAGGCCTAAAGCGAAACCTGCTTCGAAATAGACGCCACCGCGAGGTACGAGTTCTGTGCCACCATTGGCGGTGTTAACATGACCGGTGGTGAAATCCGACACCACAAATTTAGATCGACGTATCTGTGCAATAATCTCATCATCAATGCGGTTCTGATGAGTGTGCTGATCGATGCGCATGGGTGCATAACCAGCCGCACGAATGCCTGGCTCAAATCCATCCTGCCAGATTTCGCCCATCTCCGCCCCAAACCACATCGCAACAAAGGCTTGCTGCGATTGCGCGATTTTTGTCTGCAATCTCTCCAGATGAATGACGCCAGCTGGCGTGATCTTGACAGCCGAGTTGCCGCCCTCTCCAAGCGTCTTCTTGATAAGTCCCTGCTCATGCATGTAATCAATATAAAACTGTACTTGTTGTTTTGCGCTGCCCTGGTTCATGTTTTCGTTGTTCTGCCGGGTCTCGATGCACCCAATTGTGCATAATTCCTGTTCTACTCTGTCCGGTTTGCTGGTGTCATATATTACAACAGGCTCGCCCAATCTTGTGCTGCGTCGGCGAATGGCAGAGAGCATATCATTCGCTGCTTGCTCAAACGTAGGCCCCGAGGATTCCACTGCGCGGTCTATATAGCCGCTATCGACTCGGGGAACGCCTCCTCGCTGATTGCTCTTCCAAATCGCGTGTCGGATAAGTGCAAGATCCTTACTAGATAGATGTTGAAGGCGTGCTTCTGCGCTCCCTGTAATGCGGCATGCGCCTCCGAGCTGAGCGCCGCGCACCTCGACCTCGTCAGCGCCGACAGGCCCGTTTCTATTTGGATTTGAGAGGAGCAAGAGAGGCGAAACAGGCACGAGTGATCCCTTTTGTGGGCAGCCATAAAGCCAGAGCTCAGAGCGGCGGGGGATCACCGTGAACGCCTTTGCAGGCTTGGTCCACAACCTTGTTTGATAGCGGCCGCAGCAGCGTTAGCCACCGCGGCCGGGACGTCGATCAGCGATTGGCTGGCTTCAGGATGGTCGGAGAAACCCAGACGCATTGCAGCGCGCCGTTGTTCATCCATGAGACCTCGACCTGCGGGACTTCGGCTTTCCAGAGAATGCCGGTCACCGTGGCGACGGTCTGATCATCCTCGCCGATGCACACCTTCTGCCCCAGCGCGAATTGCGAGGCATAGGTGGTGTGAGCGCCGGCCATCAGGCCACGACGTCGGCGAGCGCCTTCGCGGGCTTGAATTTTGCCGCCTTGTGCGCGGGCTTCACGTAGGGCTGACCAGTCGCGGGGCTCTTGCCGCGACGCTCGGCCACCGCCTTCACGCTCAGCCGGCCAACATCGGGGATGATTACATCCCGCCCGCTCCGCAGCTCGACGTGGATCAGATCGCTCAGCGCCTCGACCACCGCGCCGACCTGGCTCTTCTTCAGGGTCGACTTCTCGGCGAGATGCGCCACGAGCTCATTCTTCGTCATCGTCGTTCTCCAATGCACCGCACTATCGCGGTCCGCACAACCTGCTCCGGCCTCTCGCGCAAGTAAAGCCGCCAAATCGGGCTCGGAGTGGATTTTCTTGCCCCATATCCGGTCTCCGGCCAGCCCCAGCTTTATCAGGCCCTTTCGCTGGGTCGCCGATCGCCACCCGAGCGCCAAGTATTGCGATTGTCCGTGCCGGATTTTTGAGGTTTTGGTTCTCGCTTTTTGACCCCCTGTGCGGTCCGCGTCCCCGCTGGCACTTTCCTTAATCGCGCCCGGCCACCCCTTCTGACCTTGGTCACCTCACGGGCGCGTCGGCATCACTGCATCTGTTCTCGCCATTGCTTGCGATTTCGTTCGGAAATGCGTTGACACGGCTTCGGGGCTGATTATGTTCGCTCCCAGATCCGATTGTGGATCGCTCCTGAGTGCCCTGACGATGACGAGCAACGAGATCCGCTCTGCCCTGCAGCTCTCTGACCTCCTGGCTGAGAACGCTGCCCGCTCGCTGGATAGCGGCCTTACTCCTGATCAGGCGATTGCCGACCTCGAGGCGGCGCTGGACGCCAGCCTGAACGGTGCTGGCCCTGAGGCCGCCCCGGCTCTCTCCGCCTGATGTGCTGCTCAGCCCCGCTCCTCGGCGCTCTGGCCTTCCTGTTCCTGGCCAGCGTCTACGCCCTCACGGCACCCCGACCCTGATGCGACCCGTGCGCCGGGCCTGACCTGGCGCACCAGCCGCAACAGTGCGGACCCAGCGGCGATTGTGCCGCGCAGCTCGAGATGTCCCATGTCGATCACCCAGACCCGTCAGCGCGTTTTCCGTCGTGCTCGCCGTGAGCGCATCGCCCGGAAGGAAGCTTTCCTCCGCTCCGCCCATTGATTTGCAGGTATCCAGCCGCGATGCCGGGCCTCTGTTATTGGTCTGTTTAGGCGTCGGGCCGCATAACTACAGCGTCACCGCAGAGCCGATTGTGGCTCGCTTCGGAAGGCACCTGATCATGATCCACAACGCAGTGTCTGCGTGCGCCCGAGCTCTGCGCCGCGCCCTCGTTCCGGCCGCTGAACTGCTGGCCTTCGTCCTGATGACTGCAGGCGTCTGCGGATCCGTGGCGATTTTTTTCTGAGCCGAGATCTTTCTCCCATGCCGCGATCGTGCGGCGCTCTGCGAGGCACCATGGGCATTTCGACTTTCGGCGGGTCAGTCGCCCCCTACACGCACGCTGAGACCTGCGAGGCCGCATCGTGGGTCCCCTATGTCGAGGCCGCGATTGATGCGAGCGACCGCGATCCGGCCGCGGCCATCATCGAGGCGATCGACAAGGCACAACGCCGGGCAGAACTCAGCGTTGGCGCCGCAGCCCTCCTCGCCGAAATCTTCGATGTGCATTATGATGCAGTTCTTCAGCTCATATAGGCCGACAAATGTGGCTGCGAAACTGGGTCCGGGATCTGCGCTACCGATTTGTTGCAGATAGTGAGCGGCTGGAGGCGGCCGCGTACCGCGATAGCCTCCGTGTGCGTGAGATAGAGCGCCAACGCCAATCCGCGGAATTGAATGGCGAAATGGCGGATCTGGAGAAGAGGCTAAGCCCGCGCGATCTGGCTCAGCGCTGATGTGCCCCGACCCTCTCTCGTTCGGGAGAGGGTCGCATCTGCATCCGGTGGGCAGCCCGGCCGGTTCGATCTCTGTTCACGTGGCGTCGCCCGGAAAGCTCCCGTATGCCTTTGCAGATGTCGCGCCGCTGGAATTATCGCCGCCTCAACGCGCTCCAGGTCCGCGACCGGATTGCGGGCCTCGGGTGGTCCGTTCAGCGCTTCGCCTTCGTCTACGGCGTGCCGTTGCAGCGCGCCCGGGACTGGACCTCCGGGAAAGAGGATATCCCGCACTTGGTCGGGCTAGTGCTGCGGCTGCTGAAGCTGCCCGGCGCCCGGACCGTCGCGTACGAGTATGCACTGAGCGTCGCGGAGCCCACCGACAAGCAGGCCGCCTTCATCGCCGACGTCGAGCGGCGCAGGCTGGCCGGCGAATTCGATGATCAGTGGGAAGCGGAGGACGCCGCAGCGACCGGCGACGATTCCTAAGTTCTCATTAGATTTGACCGATCATAACCGCCCAACCAAAAGGCTGGCAAGAAATGAAAAGTGCTGTGAAGGCCATTGCTACGACCGACCCAGTCTTTGAGTTCGCGGTTTTGGCTAACAATTTATTGGTCCATTCTTCTGATAAAGGCGTCACAGTTTTCGAAGGTCTCGCTGACTTCGTTGATATTCCGACCGGCGACATCCGCTTTTTTGAAGTTCTTGGAGTGTTTGCTGAAAGGAGCAGCAGTCTTATAAGGTTCCTAAAAGAAATTGAAGATGATTATCTTGATGAAGATTTGCGCGAGAGGCTTATAGAGATAGTCAGGCAGATGACTGGGATTATTCACCCGGCCAATATGTCCGCTCCTTGGAATCAGATTGTAGATAGCAGCATACCGAAAGACAATCTTCGTCTCCTTCGCTCGTTTTCGCGAACAGCTCGACATCATCGCGAGCTCCTTGTCTTCGATGAGAAGCAGCGCAAGGAGCTTCTCGCGGCAATTGAAGACTCGATTAAAGAATTGGATGAAGACAAACATTATCCGAAATGGGCGATGACGCCTCTGCGGGAAGGCGTTCGTCGTTTGCGATTTATCATTAATCATTTCCAGATATTTGGTCACGATCACACTCTTGATCATTTGATCAAATTGCAAGTCGAAACAAAATACAATTTCGATATTCTCGCGATTGGAAAGGAAGTATCTGATCATAAACTCGTCAAAACAGTTGGTCTTTTCGTATTGGCCGCAAATCTGTTTGTATTGCCGCCAAAAGCTGGGGAAGCAATTCCCTATTATCGAAGCCATATCCATGAATTGATGCAGAGGATGCCTGCGCTAATCGGAGGACCGCAGAAGCTGTTGACGCACCGGCAATCGCAGGAAGATGCGGCTAAGCCTGCTGAACAACTTGCGCCATCATCAGAACCGCTTTCGACTGACACGTAAGTTTATAATATTCAGCCACCGCGTCGACTGCCCGCAGGAACAGCACCGCGAGCTCGCGCTCTCCGCCGAACCCCATGTCGCGCATCGCCGTGAAGGTGCGCGCCTCGAAGATCCGGAAGAACAGGATGGCCTTCGCCTCCTCACCAATCCGGGCCGAAAGCTGATCCATCTCTGCCAGCCCGTCGCAACGATCATCCGGCACGCCCGGCAGGCGCTTCGACACATCCACGCCGCGCTCGAACTTCGGGTTCGGGTAAAGGCCGGCGAAAGCCCGGTGGCACAACTCGTCGAATCGGCGCATGGCCTCGATCCGCGGGCCCGTGCGATCCGACGCGGTGCGGATCAGCGAGCCGTAGCCGGCGATCATCGCGCGCTTCTCGGTGGCGCCGCGCCCGCCGGTGATGATGACCTCGCGCTGTGCGGCGGCCGTGCGCGGATCGTGATCGAGACCCGCCCGGCGCAAATCGGATCGGGCTCTCTCTTCGGTCTGGCGCTGCTGCTGAGCGAGCTTCTCTGAGGCGCGAGCGCGGCGCCGCTCTTCCTTCGGGTCCAGGCGGACTGGATGCGGCGTGGACGCGGCCGCAGCGATGGCGCGCTCCAGGATCACGCCGGCCGATTCCGCGTTCACCCGCCGGGCGACACGGGCGCGGGCCGCCGGCACCTCCAGGAAGTCGACCCTCCGGGCGTTGTCTCGAGCGTGGCGCTCCGCGGTCTCGGCGGCCTTGCGCGCCATCTCGGCTGCGGCCGTCTTGCCTCGCGCCTTGGCCTTCGCCTCTCGCTCCCGATGCTTCCTCGCTGCGGCCGCCCATCGATCGCGGGAGGACTCG